GAGCAGGGTGGTGGTGGGGTCAACATAGTTGTGCAGGCTGGGCTTGTTTCTTCAGCAGATCAGATCGCACAAGAGTTGGCTGACTTGTCAATACGCTACGCAAAACTGAATGGTGGTAACGGTTTCTTCGGTAGTGGTGTCTGATGGCTAAGGCTGCGAAGTGGGGTTCAACATACAAGGTGCTTCTCGATGTTGGCTTCTTGGTTGATGCGTTCACATTGGATTCAAGCCTGTTGGATGGTACTGATGTGTTGGATGGGTCAACAGACTTTGTTGATGTCACCGAGTATGTGACGAACATCAATATCAATCGTGGCCGTTCAACTCAACTTGATTCGTTCCCTTCATCGAACTGCACCATCTCTGCTGATGATCGTGCAGCTGCACGATACTTTGATCCACTGAACACAGACTCCGAATGGTATTCAGGTGGCACTGTTGGTATCGCACCACGACGCAAGTTTGAGGTGTATGGCGGTACAGCCGGAACAACAGCAATGTTCACAGGGTTTGTGTACGACTTGAACATTGACTATGCCGAACCGAACTTGTCAACAGCAACAATCGTTGCCACCGACGCACTCGGTCAACTTGGTCAAACCGTCCTCACCGCATTCAACCCATCATCACAACTCACGTCTGCGCGTGTGTCAGCAATCTTGGATCGTCCAGAGGTTGCGTTCTCGACTGCGTTGCGAAACATTGAGACTGGGGTTGCGACGTGTGGAACGGTTGCGTATGAGGATGCAACGAACGCGCTCCAGGCGTTGCAGGATGTGGCGACGGCTGAGGGTGGGCGTTTGTTTGTTGATCGTTCTGGGATGGTGTCGTTTGATGCTCGGATTGCGGTGTCGTTTGGTACGGCTGTGGCTTCGTTTGGTGGTACTGGGATTCCGATTCAGTCGTTGGCGAATCAGTATGGTGCTGAGACGGTTTTGAATCGGGTCACGGTTCAGATCGACGGCGGTACGGCTTCGAGTGTTGCGTCTGGTACAGCGTCGCAGGCTGAGTATGGGATCAAGGCGTTGTCGTTGACTGGGGTTCCGTTGGCCACTGATGCTGCTGGGTCGGCGTTGGCTGCATCGTTGTTGTCACGGTTTCAAGAACCTGTGGTTCGGTTCTCGGAGATGGATGTGTTGTTGAATGCGTTGACTACAGCACAACAAGCACAGATGGCAGGACTAGAGATTGGCGACATCCTGTCGGTAACTAAGACTTTTGCTACTGGCACACCAGCAACGGTGACACAGAACGTGGTCGTCGAATCCATTCGCCACACAGTCAACCCGTTGACACATCGCGTCACCATCGGATTAGGTCAAGTCCAACTGATCTTGCCGTTCGTGTTGGACACCTCACCGTTGGATTCAACCCTCTACGGTTTGACCTAGAATGGGAACACTATGGCAGGCTTAGGACGCAAAACATTCTCACCAGGAGAAGTGTTGACCAGTGCAAATGTTCAAGGATATTTGATGGATCAAATGGTCATGGTGTTCTCTGGTACAGCAACACGCAACACAGCGATACCAAGCCCATCAGCAGGAATGGTTTCATACTCAACTGCATACGGTTTAGTTGTTTACAACGGCACCTCTTGGGTGACGGTATAGAATAGGGGCATCATGGCTGGATCAGGACGCAAAACATTCTCACCTGGAGACGTACTCACATCAAGTGATGTACAGAACTACCTGATGGATCAATCCGTCATGGTGTTCGCTGGAACAGCCGCACGAACCTCAGCCATCCCATCACCATCAGCAGGCATGGTTGCATACTCAACAGCAACACAGTTGCAGGTTTACAACGGCACAGCATGGGTTGATGCATCGACTGGTTACGGTTCCGCTTCTGGTACAGCTGCATCAAGTACTGCGATCACAGTTTCATCTGTCAACTACACACTTCTTACCTTCACGGCAGACTCCAATTTGGTTGTGTCAAAGGCTGGGCTGTTTGACGTGTTGATGTTTGGTGGCGGCGCGTCAGGTGGATACGGATTGGACACAGTTTCCACAGGTGCGTCAGGTGGTGGTGGTGCAGGTGGCATGGTATCTGCAACGGTCTATCTCTCGGCTGCAACCTACGCAATCACCATTGGTGCAGGTGGTGCTTCGTCTGCTTCATTGTTAGGCAACGGTCTCAAGACATCTTTGGGTAGCGTTTTGGTGGCGGCGGGAGGCGGTGTCGGCTACGGCAACCAAAGCGGAGAGCGTTCTCAAGCAAGTCAAGGCGGCTGCGGTGGAGGTGCCGGTCGAGTATTTCAAACTGGCGGCGTAGGCATACAAGGATTCAACGGCGGCGCAGAGTCAGGTACTACAGCAACCAGCGCAGGCGGTGGGGGTGGGGTATCGGCTGTTGGCGTTACTGGTGTAACCACCATTGGTGGAGCAGGCGGTGCCGGATTTGATGTCAGTTCATTCGTGTCGGGTGGCGCACTGTTCAAGGGCGGCGGCGGCGGAGGTGCTGCATCAGTGACAGCAGGTGCAGGTGGCTCATCAATCGGTGGTGCAGGTTCAACAGGTGCAACAGGTAACAATGCAGCAGCCAACACTGCAAGCGGTGGCGGTGGCGCATACGGATCACCAGGCACGGGTGGCTCTGGTGGCTCAGGCATCTTTTATATTAGGTTCAAAGTATGAGCGCACAATACTTTGCACAAGTTGTTGATGGTGTTGTCACGAATGTTGCTGTTGTTTCAGCATCGTTTATGGCTTCGAACCCTGACCGTTACCCTGGCACTTGGATCGAAACATTCATTGGTGTTGAAGGCAAGACCTATGCAGGCATAGGCATGTTGTGGGATGGCACAGATTTTCTTGCGCCACCATATTCACCTATTGAGGACTAAGTGCGTGGGTCGCGTTGGCTGATTGTTGCTCCTGCGCTTCTAGCTTCGATCTTTAGTTTTATTCCGTCAGCGTCAGCTGATCCGGCACCAGGTTTGTTCACGTCGTATTATACGATTGATGAGATACCTCCTGTCATGTCTGACAGTGAGTATCTGTTGTGTGGTTCGGAGGTTGAGAACAACATCAACCGTTCGTATGACGGTGAGCCGTATCTAGATTGCACAGGTGATCTGTTCATGGTTCGCATGACTGGGTTCATCACGATCCCTGAACACAACACGATTGAGTTCTGGTTGGCTTCTGATGATGGTGGCCGTATCAGTATTGGTGGGAATGAGTGGGGCTACTGGGGTGATCAGGGTTGCAGTTGGATGGAGTCTGGGCAGATAGACATTAGTGCAGGCAGTCAACCGCTTGACTTGTGGATGTACGAGAACGGTGGCTCGACGTGCATACTTCTCGCGTGGAACATCAACAATGAGGGATGGTCAATCGTTCCGGATGATGCGTTCACAACCAATGGTGAATTGACTACGACTACGACCAGCACCACTACCACTACGACTACGACAACTATCCCTCAGACAACTACAACTATCCCTCAGACAACGACAACTATCCCTCAGACAACGACAAGCAGCACGACTACGACTTCAAGTTCAACGACTACTTCTTCGTCGACCACAACTTCAACAACAAGTACAACATCGACACAGCCACCACCGCCTGAAACGGTGCCTCCACCACCCACAACAATGCCAGCCCCACCACCGACAATCCCTGAGCCACCACCCACCCTGCCATTCGTACTACAACCATTATTCCCTCCCATCCCAAGCACAATGCCTGAACCACCGCCAACCCTACCGACAATCCCACTGCCCCCAGACACAATGCCCCCACCCCCAGACACCCTGCCAGACGCGCCACAAGCCCCTGAGACAAGCGAACCAACCAAAGACAAAGAACTCCCACCCATCAGCGATGAGGCTGTAGTCAAAGCCCTCGCCAACATTGACAAGGCAACCCCAACAGAAGTCAAAGCCATCGTCACCGAGCTGCTCGCCTTCGCCCTCACCACCGACCAAGCCGTTTCCGTTGCATCTGAACCGGCAGTGCTAGAAGTGTTGACAAACGCTGAAGCGGAACAAGTATTTGAGCAGGTCGCGGTTGAAGAACTATCAACGGAGCAGGCTGTTGAATTGGTGGCTGCTGTGCAGGATGCCAAAACTTCTGTGAGGAAAGTGTTTGAGGCGGTGTTGAACTTGTTCCAAGGTTTCGCTGATGATTATGTGATGACCAATCAGACTGTGCCAATCAAAACTCGACGTGCGCTCATCGCCTTGGGTGCTGTATTCTTGGTGTCAGCCCCTGCACCAACACGAAGGAATAGACGATGAAGATATGGGGCGAGTTCCATGCGTTGTTGTGGACTATCGCTGCATCTGTCACCACAATTCTCACGTTGTCGGGGGCTATCCAGAAGGTCGTGATCTGGCTTACTGTTGGAGCATTAGTTCTGCACCTGATCGGCGCACTCACCAAGAAAGAAGAATCAGAATGAAAAAGTTTCAAGATGTTGCAGGTCGTATCGTTGCAGTATTCCTATCGTCAGCTCTTGCGATTGTCGGCGGCTCTGCCGTCATTGCACCGGAGTTGCCTATCTACAAGAGCGCAATCCTTGCAGGGTTCGCAGCAGTCGCAACCGTTGTTCAGAAGTTGGCTCAAGCATCCCTTGATGGCAACCTCACAATGGAAGAAATCAACGACTCATTCGGCGTAAAGAAAAAGAAGTAACCCGATGACCAAGATGCCTTGGCCTGTAGTCCCTATCAAGTGGTGCGAACATCTCAAAGGCAAGAAGCCTTCGCAGGTATCGCTCACGATGTTGCGACCCATCACAGGTGGCGGTCAGTTGCATCATTGTGCTGCTCGGGCTTGGGAAGCGATGAAGCATGCTGCGATGGCTGATGGTGGGATCAATCTGAAGCCGACTAGTTCCGGTGACACGTATCGAAGTATCGCTCAGCAGAAGGCTGGGTTTCTGCAAAGGTTCCAGTTGGAAGTTATTGAAGGCGCACAGACCCGAACCTACGACGGCAAGAAGTGGTATCTGAAGAAGGGCATGGCTGTTCTTGCCAGCCCTGTTGATGATCCAGCGAAGTGTTCACGTCACATGTTGGGTATCGCAGTCGATGTCGCCAACGCCTCCGGCAAGGTACTGAGTTGGCTGTTGGAGAACGAGCAACGGTTCG